GTGACTATACACAATTGGCGAAGTCAGTGGTGGATATCCCAATGGAAACAAAGATACCCACCACCTAGCCCTAGCTCGCTCAAACAAGCCAGGAGTTCTTATTTCAACGCTCGAAAGACTTTTTCAAAGTTTTCTGCAGTTTGCGAAGCCAGTTCAATATGAAACCAATTTGGTGAGCCTTGATAGGAACCAGCATTGTCGTCAGCTGTATAAATCTTAACTCCTGCTTTGCCTTCGCCACGAGAACAACGGTAACCAGCGCCATATTCACCATAGGCGTACCAGTGCATTTCACAAAGTCCCAAGGCTTTTGAGTTGGCAAGGAACCAGTCCCAGATGATGCGAGCTTGTGCTTCATCTTTGTATTTTAAATCAGCTGCGTAGCCAGTGGCATGAACGCTCAAACTGGCTCCTGACCTCATGGCTCTATTGGCATAGGTTCCCAGGGACACAAGCCCCCAACGTGCTTTGCAAAGTTCAACAAGTTTGTTTGTCACGGGTTGAGTAGTTTTGCCGTCCCATGATGGGTAGTACGGGTATGGGCGATTGCTCATGGTGCTGGTGGGTCTTTCGGTTTATCTTTGAGTCCGTTGCCAGCAAGAACACCAAGTAAGCCACCTGTCAATGTGGCAAGCATTGGCGACAACACTGACCAAGCAGCATCATCATTAGGTGAAACTTCAAGCGGTTGTGTAACAAACAAAAGGCCGTATAGCAAAGCCAAAATTGAAGCAAGGAATGCAATGGTTAATCCAATGGCTACGACAAAGATGAGTCGTGCTTTTATTTCTTCGTTGCTGTGTCTGTTATCGGGTTTCATGAGCATTTGCCTCCTGTGCCGTAAAGCGGTGCAACTGTTGTTTCAATTGTCTCGGCGACGCCTCGTAAGGCTTTGTTTTTAATTGGTGGGCAATTAAGGCGTTCACGGTCTGCGCAAGCAGTGAGCGAGCCTAAAAAGATTAATAGAATTAGGCTTTTTTGCATTGTCTAAGCGCTCAATTCAATTGCGTAAAGTTGTGTAGTTGCACCTGCTCCAGTTACATAAGTGGTGGTATTCGCTGCTACTGATGCAAAACGTAGTTTGTATGTTTGTGCAGCAACCGAGTTAGGACTTGCAAAACCAATAAGCGTTACTGGCGAATAAAAGAAACCACTTGATTGGCTGTAGTTAAATGTTCCTACTGTTGTATTGCCACCCGAAATTATATTGTTGGATGAATCAGTGATTGCAAAAATGCCTTCATTTAGTCCTGTTGACGAATTAACGATTAAAGCCGTAAATGTAGCAATTAACATAATGTTGCTAGTAGTTGCTTGTGGTGTAATTGTTACAGATACGCCCGTTACATCTGTTAAAGAAGTGCTTGTTGTGTTGCGGTCTGTTGTGTCTGTGTCTCGTATAACTTGAAGTACACGAAACGCGCCCCTTAAATTATTCATCTGGTCTGCCGAGAGGATAGCCCCACTGACGAAACTGGCTGGAAGGTTGGTTGGTGTTGCCATTTGTTTGTCTCCTTTAGAAACTTAAAAGATTAGTAGTAGAAAGAGTACCGAAAATTGCATCATTGAGGGTGAAATAGGCATTTTGGTCTGTTGATTCAAAAGTAAATTGGACAGAATGAGAAGAAGGTGTGATGGAATGACTAATACCACTAACAATAAGAGTCTGGCTTTCACTGGTTGGAGTTCCTGCTACGAAATTTTTTACAACAGTGCAGATGCTTGTCAGGTCTAGATTCAGGGCAATGTTTTGTTTAGCTGTAGTCATTGCAGCTAATTCAGTTGACAACCCATTAAACCTAAGAATTGGGTTTTGATATCGACCAAGAAGGTAGTTGCCCAAAGCTGCAACTTCTGTTGTGGTGCTATTTAAAAGGTCTAAAAGGCTGTAGGTCTGTGTTTGATATTGAGCGATGCTTGTTGCATTGCTTGTAACTTGGACATCACCAGCAGGTGATTGAGTAGATATGTAGTTATACAGTAATTCGTCACCGTATTGGTTTTTTAGGCTGTTGTAGGCCAGACCAGTACCATCTCCGTTGAATGTAGCTCCAGCCACAGGGTTGAGAACGCTTGACCTACCCTTAAAAGTCAAAGTGCCATTAGCACTCATATACAAATAGCCTTGTTCCGAAGTATTTACTTGTTGAAGGTAACTGAGGCAATTAGTGTCTTGGTCAATTGCGTAAGCACCAAGTGTTGATGAACCTGCGTCAATGTTGACAGCGCCTTGATAGTTGATTTCAGGTTGGGCAAGAATTCCCGTGTTTGTGACAATATCATAAATTCGTTTTCCTGTTTTTTCGCTTGGTGGTGTGTAGGCGTTTAATTGCTGATTGGAAAGCACAGTAAAATTGTCGGCACAAGAGATTTGCACAACGTCGTTAAAACCAAGGTCATAGTCGACATCCCAATCGGTAATCAATCCCGTATAAATTGGAATTCCGTTGGCAAAAATTTGAATGGGCAAGCGCGGAACTATGCCTGTTTGTTGTGTTGCTCCGCCAATCCAGTATGGCGATGATTGGTTTAACGGGTCAAAAATGCGTGTCTTGTTCCATAGTGTCAGGCTGGCAGTGCCACAGTTAAATTCGTCAAGTTGGCGTGAACGCCCACGATTGATAAACACACTTTGGACATAGGTGGTGACGTCTGCCATTTGTATTCCACCCAAAGTGCCACGGCCCGTGGTATTGAGAACTCCATAGAATGCATCATTTAGTAGGAATGGCTGACCAAAACCAACTGTTGTTTGAAATCCAATTAAAACTTGAAGCTGTGGGTTGCTCATGCGCTGACAAACACCTGGCCTGACAACCTTTCGGCTGCCAAAATTGCTTCAATGATGTCTCTGCCTACGGTAGCGGGATTGCTTACTAGGCCAGCGTTAACACTAATTTGAAGATTGTTCACTGTGCTAAGGGCTGCTTGCCCTGCAGCAACATTGCCACCAAAGAAAGCATTACCAGCTGCAAGACCAAGATTTGCTGCAGAAGTTGAAAGACCACCAAGTGACGTATTTAGGCTTTCAATTGTTAAACCAGAAATACCTGTCAACATCTCTTGCGTTACTTGTGCGCCGACAACAGGCCCAAGGTTCATCAGTTGTGCAAGTCCAGCTTTCCCAAGTCCTTGACCAACTAAGGCAGTCAGGTTTTGAGCAAAGTGTTTTGCTTTTTCAATTTGATTTGAAAACACTTGTGAGTAACTAGTGTTTTTTGCAGTGTTTTGCGCTGTTGTTACTGCAGTTTCAGACGATGCAACAGCGTCGTTTGCTTCTTTCAACTTTAGTTTTGCGTCAGTTAAATCGTTGGTTGCTTCAAGAATTGCATCTGCATCATCTCCCTTTTGGGTTTTGATTAGTTTTTTCATTGCGTCATCGACGTTTTTGGTGGCTTTTGCTGCGTCTGCGTAAGCGTCTTTGCGGTCTTTCAAAGCGTCAGCAACGTTTTCTTCTGCTTCTGTTTGTGTTTTAAAAGCTTCCGCTAATGAAACTGCACCAGTAATTGATTCCGCGGTTGTATCGGCAAAAGATTGAAGTTGGTCTTTGGCGTCTTGCAAGCTTGAAGCCACGGTGTCAACAGCTGTGACAACTCTTTCGCGCAAAGTGTCGGCATAGTCTTTCGCTTTTTCTTTTGCTTTTTTCTTTGATGCTGCAAGTTCGTCTGTTTTTTTCTTTAACGCTGCTGTTTGAGTAGTGGTTAACTTTAAAGAGTCTGCATATCTTTCACTTAACAGTTTGTCCATGTCACGGAATTGGGCTGCCGTATTAGTTACGACAACGGCTGTTGAATCAGATTCGCCAGCAATTAAATGAAGCAAACTTGCAGCTTGTTCCATTCCTTTAATTAATTGTCCTGCAGGGCTCAGGTGTTTGAAAAGAAAACCGAATGCCGAGACAAGTTTGTTTGTTTCACCAGTTGACTTTTCTGTTGCAAGAGTCAAGCCCTTGTTCATGATGGTAGTTAAATCTGTTACAACGGGCAATAATTTTGAGCCTGCCATGGCAGAAAGGTCGTCTAGTTCTGCACTTAGGATTCTGCTTTTGTTTGCCAAGCCGTCTGAGGTTTCAAGAAAATCGCCTTGGGCAATGTTGGTTTTTTCCCAAATGATTTTCTGAACGCCAAGAATTTTTTGTTGAGCCGTTAATGCTCCTGAACCATCATAGAGACCATCTTTGAGCAATTGTGCTTTGATGGAAGCGTCGTCAATCATGACGCCGTATTTTCTTATTGGTTCGGTTTCACCACGAAATGCAGAACCAATGGCAGCAACTGCATCTTCTGGCTTGGTGTTAAAGAACGAAGCCATGTCTGTTGCAAGGCCAGTGAAATCTTTTGAAAAGTCCAATAATGGTTTGCCTGATAATCCAGCAGTTTTTCCAAATAAAGCAAAACTGTCTGCAGCGTCTATTGCTTGCTTTTTAGATTGTCCAAGATTCTTGGCAGCGCCATCAGCCCAGGCTTCAATGTCAGTAGCTGAGTTGCCAAAGATGACTTTGTTTTTGCTGATTGTTTCTTGAAGGTCAGAGGCATCAGTTACAGCAGTTTGAATTAGCTTTGACACTGCTCCAGTAGCAATACCAATAGTGGCATAGGAGCCAACTAACGATTTGAGGGAACCTTGTGCGCCTTTGACTCCTGCATTGTTGTAGGTAGTGACGATAGGAAGCGTTACTGCAGCCATTTGATTACTTCATT